CAGAGTCGATAGACAAAGAACAAATAATGACGATGTTTATGGTGAGGCTTTAGAAAACGCAATACAATTCTTACCTCCTGTAGAATTTAAAGGTTATGTTCAGGTAGAAGCACCTACAAATTCAGATTACGGTTCATCAAAATTATCTCAAACAGAACCTGGTAATATTAAAGTTGGTGTTTACCAAAAAGAATTAGATAATTTAGGTGTTGATGTTAATTATGGTGACTACATAGGATATTACGAAACAGAAACAAGGGTTAGATATTACTCGGTAGTTAATGATGGTCGTGTATTATCGGATAATAAACATACTTATGGTGGTTACAAACCATTTTATCGTTCAATAATAGGGGCACCTGTTAATGATAACGAATTTAAAGGTATATAATAATGGCGTTACCAAAAAAAATAAAAAAACATTTACCTTTAATCCCTGAAAAAGTTGGTAGGGAAAGAAGGCAACAAATGCTTGATGATATTACCGATGACGGTACGTTCCTACCTAAAGGAGTTTTACACGAAGATTTAGATCTTGGGATGATAGACTTTGTAAAGGATAGGTTAAAACTAGTGGTTAGTGAAAAAAATGTCCCAACAATAAATAAAATTATAACAAATCAGAATTGGAGTCAATTTGTTGAAACTTGGAATTTTCAAGATTTAGATAAAAATATTTCTCTTCCATTTATTGCAACAGTAAGGATGCCTGAAGTAAAATACGGAACCTTTCAAGGTGGTGCAGCCAATATACCAAATAGAAGACAATTTTTTTATTATACTGTACCCACTTGGGATGGACAAAGAAAGGGGGCTGATGTGTATAAAATACCTCAACCAATTCCTGTTGATATTACATATAATGTTAAACTGTTTTGTAATAGGATGAGAGAAATTAATGAATTTAATAAAATTGTTATGCAAACTTTTACATCAAAACAAGCATATCAACAAATTAAAGGGCATTACATACCAATTATATTAGATGACGTTTCGGATGAATCAGCCAAAGATTTAGAAAAAAGAAAATATTATATAGCCAATTATAAATTCACAATGAAAGGATTATTAATTGATGAAGAAGAGTTTCAAGTATCTCCAGCAATTTCAAGACAAGTCACTATGTTGGAAGTAGACACTAAAGTAAGAGGTAAAAAAGTTATTAATAACCCACCAAAACCTAACTTTTTTGATTTAGATATAACTTTTTTAAGTGGAGTGACACAGTTAAGTGAAGTTTTTAGATATACTGCAGATTTAAAAGTTACAGGACAAGAAAATTTAATTAATTGTTATAACACAACTTATAGTGCAATAACAAATACTAATTTAACTTATACTAATTGTTCGGGAAATATAATAACATTATCTTTGAGCTCAGGAAACACAAACACAATATGTGTTAAAGGAGGGACAGTACCTAATTTTAGTAATGTTACTGGTGGGACGTTAACTCAAGGTATATCTTGCGCATCAAGTTTTTCGGTTTATATCAACGGTAACTATGTTGGTGATGATTTAGATGTGATACAAGTTAATGATGGAGACACATTATTAATTCAAGCATATAAAGATGACATAACAAAAACTTCATTTATAAAAACGGTGGCGTACTTAGTTTAAATAGTGTCCCCGTATATATCCTTTTTCTTTTCACAAGTTTTTTTAATTAAAGATTCCAAAAATTTGTACATCTTTAAATTATTTTCGTCACAATACTTTTTTAGTATTTCATGTGATTCTACTGATATTTTTATGTTTTTTATTTTTTTCATTTTTAATAAATTATATGGGTAGAAAAAAGGTAGAATTTTTTCTCACCACATAATAAATATTATTTAAATGTAAAGTTTTTTGGTTTTTTTCGAGGTATTTATATAAAAAAATAAAACCATAAATAAAAAATACAGAAAAAAATGGCATCATCAAACAAAGTTTTCGTTTCACCTGGGGTTTATACTTCAGAAAGAGATTTAACTTTTGTTGCACAAAGTGTAGGTGTAACAACTTTAGGTTTGGCTGGAGAAACTCTTCAGGGTCCGGCGTTTGAACCAATATTTATAACTAATTTTGACGAGTTCCAAGTATATTTTGGAGGTACTAGTCCTGAAAAATTTGTTAATACACAAATACCTAAATATGAATTAGCTTATATTGCGAAAGCATATTTGCAACAATCAAATCAATTATTTGTTACAAGAGTTCTTGGGTTATCAGGGTATGACGCAGGACCTTCTTGGTCAATAACAACCATAGGTAATGTTGATCCAGGAACAGTTGCAGCAACAGGGGTTTCGTCAACAGTACTAACTTTTACAGGAACAACAGGAACAAGTGCAAATATTACATATAATATGTCAGTCCCTGGCATTATTAACGTAAATAATAATTTTTACAATACGTATACTGAATTTAATGGTAGTACATCAACTATCGACCAAGATTTAAAAACATACATTTCAAATCAAGTTAATTTATTTGCTATTGGTTCATCATCTTCAGGTTCTTCAGCAGTTTTTTGGGGAACTGTTAGTGCAGGAACATTTAACTTGGTAACAGGTACAACACTTAATGGTACGGGTACTATTACTGCTTATACTGAGAACTTCGGAGTTAATAATGTTAATTTATCTTTGGCTAACTTATCAGCGTCTACCAATGATGCTTGGTATTATGCATTGTTTAATTACTCACAAGTAAATGATGTGAGTTCTTACTACGGACAAGGTTTCGGTGCGGCGTTAAGCACTTTAACGGGAACAGGTGGTAACTTCTCAGGATCTTGTGTGTTCTATAATACAAATTATTCAGGTACACCTTATTTAGATTACGACGATTTAGTTGTAGCAACTTTAAGATCTAGAGGTATTTCTAATTATAGTTCAACACAATCGGGACCTAATTATGAGGTAACGGGTACAACTGATGTACAAATGATCTGTACAGGTTCATACTCAGCAGTAACTAAAAACCCATATGCACCATTCCTTATTTCAGGAGTTACATATGACGGAGATAACTTCGAATTCCAAACATCAATGTTATCAACGGATAAAAACTTTATATCTAAAGTATTTGGTAGAAGCAACTTTGGTAAAGATAGGACTGAGGTTCCTCTTTTTGTTGAGGAAACATATACAAGTTTATTAACAAGTGGTTATAGAGCAGGTAAAATTAGAGGTTTAGACTGTGATATTATTGAATTACCAGGTGCAAGATCTTTAGATCCTGATTCAATCGGATTTTATTTAGAGCAGTACCAAACACCTGAGACACCATATTTAGTATCGGAACTTAGAGGTAATAAAGTTTATAAATTATTTAAGTTTGTTTTAATCTCTGATGGTAGTGCAGCAAATAGACTTGTGAAAATGTCTATTGGTAACATATCATTTAATAGTAGTACTTTTGATGTTTTTATTAGAGATTTTTATGACACTGATCAAAATCCAAGAGTCATTGAAAGCTTTACTAATTGTTCTTTAGATCCAAGTCAAAATAACTATGTGGCAAATAAGATTGGAACATCTAATGGAGAGTATCAAGTAAAATCTAAATATGTAATGTTAGAGATGAGTGAAGAGGCTCCAATTGATGCATTACCTTGTGGATTTGAGGGATTCATTTCTAGAGAATACGCAAACGCAACACCACCATTCTTAGTTTATAAAACAAAATATTTACAACCTGGTGATGTAATTTATAACCCACCTTTTGGTTCTTCTAATGGTGGAGATAACCCTGTGATTTCAAGTGGGGAAAACCCAAGAAAGGCTTACTTAGGTATATCTAACATAACTGGAATTGATTATGATTTCTTTGAATATAAAGGAAAACAATTACCTGCTAATTTAGGTACTGATACTACAGGACCTGCTTGGGGTTATTTAACAAAAGGTTTCCACATGGATAGTGGAGCAACTGTTGTTACAATTGCAAATGGTTATGCAACATCAGGACAGTCAGCGTTTGAAGTAGGTATTGGGTCATTCAACTCAGAACCAACAGATAGTTCAAGTCCATATTATAGACTTAATACTCGTAAAT